ATGGTTCAGGATATGGGCTGAACCAAACGCATTATTGATCGTAGTTTTTGCCGCACTCAAACCCGTAGTGTACATCTTAGACCCCACATATGCGCCCGTAGTGACGTTCGTATCATTCATCTCGTGGGTATACATATTGCCGTCCGGGACAAGCGTTACATGGTGAGTATCGCAAGAGGTATTGCCCGTCTTATAATAGTAGTCAAAGGCAGCGATACGATAGGTCACACCGCCAATCACCCAGTAGTCACCGATGTACATATCTTCAAACGTGCCAGCGGCGATTGCCGCCCACTGTGCAGCGGTAACGCTTGTACCAAGGTTCTTGCCACGATAAATAGCGTTATGTGCGCCAGCATTGTTGTAAAGCAATGCCGCCGTCAGTGCCGCACTCTCCTGTGCTTCCGTTGCGCTCTCAGCAGCGGCAGCAGCGGAGTTTGCCGCCGCAGTCTGAGCATTACCCGCCGCCGTTGCTTTCTCAGTAGCGGTGGTAGCAGAGTTCGCAGCGTTAGTAGCAGAGGTAGCCGCCGCACTCTTAGAAGAAGCAGCCGCAGACGCAGAGTTCGCCGCCGCCGTTGCCTTTTCAGTGGCAGTTGCCGCCGCATTGGTAGCTTTCGTTGCGTTATCCTTCACGCTTTCCATATTCTCTGCCAACTCATTCATAGCAGCGTTCATCTGGTTTGCGTCCGCAGCCCCAAAGAAAGAGTCATCTTTCTGGGAATAAACTGTTACGTCCTCAAAAGATACAGTACCGTCAGAATTGGTGATTTGTCTGTACTTTCGATTGCCGTTCCATACTGCGTCTTTGTAATTAGTAGGCAAATCTGTCCATGCCATGTTAGAAACCTCCTTTAATCCCAAAATTCCACTGGAACATCCGTCTACCCCTACTCTGGTTCGTGATTTTATCGTAAAGATCAAGGATTGCTCCTTCCAGACGGTTCAGTTCCGTAAAGTCCATGGTGTTTCCGTTTTCAACGTAGGTAGGCGCAGTACCGTAGGACTGTTTCAGTGTGTGTTGGTTGATTGTGTTCAGATTTGCTTCAAGCTGATTGATTTCATCGGCATAGAAGTAATCCTTCGCCGTCCTGTCCGTACCAAGAGAAACGATACTGAACTCGTCATACAGCGTGATTGCCAAATCTCTCAGGCAGTCCAGATTATTCTTGATACGGTTAAAATCAGCGGCGTTGAACCTATCACCGCTATACACACCGTTTGCGTCCACAGCACCATGCCAGTCTGTTTTAGGTGTCTGCCACATTGCTATCCCTCCAATCTCCGGGCAGGGATCTTACCAGAAAAAGCCTGACTGAAATTCAACGTTGCCCGGTAGATCGTCACTTTCATGTTGTCCCGGAACTCGTTTTCCTGATAGACAATATCGTTCACGTCAATCTCCGGGTTTCCTCTGGTATTGTACTCATACTCAATGCCAGCGGAATAATAGTCGGCAATCCACTCAGCGAGGTCACTTGCCATCGTCATGTCAGAGATCAGGGGGTTTTCCCACTTGACCGTCTTGCCACGCTCATGCAGTTTTACAGTAGCATACCGCTCAATCACCTTGTATCGGTAGCCCCATACCTCAAACTGATATGTACCCGCCACGGTAAATTTCACGGTCACAAAGTAATTTCCGCTTGCAGTGATACTTACCTTATCACTTGCCACTTCGTCCAATGTAGTTCTGTACCCATAGGACGCTGCACCAAGGAAGAAGGTCATTTCCTCCCCGGCAACAACCGTAACTTCCTCACTGATAAGGCTTTCTTCTGGATTGCCTGTTTGGTAACTGTAACAGGGTACGATGACCTCCTTGACAACCTCCTGCTTGATAGCTTTCGGAGAGGAAGTCATATCGCCCTTTGTCATGGTGAAGTTGGTTACATCACCAAACGCAAAGCTATTCAGCACAATGCGGTTATACGGTTCAGCCGTTCCAGTAAATTCTACCTTCATTGTGTCAAAATCATAAAAAGTATGGATAATAACCATTTCCTTTGTGATTTCATCGTCAACCGTGTATTCCTCTACCAGATTGTCAGTATTATAGGTTCGTATCACCATCCCAGAAGGAAGGGCATTGCCGAACACCAGCTTCACGCCGTAGTACATACAGATTGCTTCCTGCGTTACCGTCAATACAGGGTTCGTGGTGAACGTCCCATCTGCCCCGGAAATAGCGCTGGACACAAAGCCTGTGTTCAATCCTCTTTCCAAACTTCGGGGCAGAAAGAACATTCCACCGTCTACCACGGTATAACCCGTTGCCAGCGTTGCGTATTCGTCCTTGCTATCGTTGGTCAGAACCGCAGATACCTTAGAATACGGGGCTTCTCCATTGGAAGAAATGCTTGCTTCGGGTGCAAAGTTGGACTTGATCTGTACCATACCGTCACGGGATTGGGTGAGAACGCAGCGGCAGGCGTTGGCTATAATCTGCAAGGCTTCTTTGCACTTGACTCTGGGCAGAGGATTTTTTGTGTACAGGTTTTTCAGTCTGGGGTCAAGATAATAGTCGCTGATACCTGCAATCTGCAAAATCTCTACCGCCAAGTTGAAGTAGCTTGTGCCTGCGGCGTTATAGGCTCCGTGATAATACTCCGTGTCCATACTTCTGAACACATCCTGACAGCGGATGGTTGCAGAGTAGTCATCAAACTCCCATTCGGAACAAATCAGGTGATTTCCCTTAATCCATTCCACACCGCCGCCGTTAGGCAACTGATACCCATAGAACACATCCATTTCCTGTCCTGTTTCCAAGAAGTTGATAGCGGAACGTGGGTTATCCACATTGAAGTATTTGTCATAGTTTTTCAGCGTCACCGTAAAGTCGATCTGCGGAATATCCGCACCGATAGGGGACACATAACTGTCCAGCATGGAGTCCATCACAGAGTCGTTGTAGTAGACCAAGCCGTAGCCGAACATAATAGAGTAGATACGCAGCCTGCTTTTCAGGTTCTTCATTTTATAGAAGGTCAGCGTCAGAGAGGTTGTATTTTCAAACACTTCCTCCGTGCTTACCTCAGACTGTGTATTATCCCGGAACTCTACAACCTGTCCATGATCACTTGCAATGTCAAAATCTACCGGGTAGTTTTCACCAAAGTTGATGGTGATACCCTTGAAGTCCGTTGCTGCAATGTTCAGGTTGATAACCAGAGAGAAGTTTCCTTCGGAAATCAGGTTTTCACTGGTCAGACCCGTGTCGTAATATCCGCCCACAGCCGTACCACGGGGCAGAAAGAACATGGAACCGTCTACTTTCGTGAAGTTTTCCTCCAAAGTTGCGTAGGTTGTGGTGTCCGTCCGTTTGCCGAAAATGTTATCCGTTTTGGTGAACCGGGTAAATGCACCCTCACCAATCTTAGCTTTCGCCTGTGCTTCCTGATTGATTAGACCAAAGGAAAGCATGATGTAGGCACGTTCACGGAGAGAGGACTTCATGCTCTCCCTGTATGCCGTAGAAACCTTTTGCACTCAGTCCACCTCCTATTCACCAACGTCAATTAGGTTGACCCGGCAGTTCCGATAATGTGTCGGCTTGCCACTGTCATCCACATAATACGGTTCAGCGGTTCGATCACCGCAGTACATCTTGATTGTGATAAATTCGTTCGTTACCGGGTCAGGGAAGGTAACGTATACGAAGAAGTTGGACAGCAATGTAAGTATCGTACTCCACTGCTCTGCGGTCAGCCACGCCCATTCAAGGTTGTTGATCTTGTACTGGTCACGCCCTACACGCTGTCCTACCACAGTACCGTTTGCGTCACGCCCAGCGTCAACAATCGTAGTGACGATAGGCTCAACACCACGTTTAGGGAACGGAAGTTCGTACCCGTTGATTGCCAAGTATGCCATTTTCCATCCCTCCTTTACGTGGTAAATCGGTATCCATTTGCGTTTTGCTGAGTTACCACAGCGTCCGTAACGGTCTTGTTACCGATCTGTACCGTAGTCTGTTCCTTCTTATTTGCCTGACGGTTCATATCGTTTGCCATCTGGGACATAGTGCTTTGTACGTATTCCTCATAGAAATCTGCCAGCGCACGTCTGAACCCTTCATAGCTGATACCGTCATGGTCATCCTCAGGCAATCCGTTCCGCACCTTATCGGCAAGAGTATCCATCCACTCTGTATGATTTTCCAGCGGAAGAACGGCTTCCCGTCCTGCTTCACCGCCGCCAAGGAAGTTATTTCCCATCATGCCGAAAATCTGTGCGCCGTCCAGAATACCACCCTTTGCGTACCATTTCAGACTAAACCCCTTCGGGTAGTCGAAACTTTTACCGAACGCAGTAACAGTAGCCCAGTTGACTTCAATGTGCGGAAGTTTGATGTTCAGTGTAGTCCACAGTGTACCCACTGCATTACTCCACCACGTCTTGACGTTGCTCCACCATGTACTTGCGGCGTTTATGATGGATACGCCCACAGACAGGTTGCCAACCTTGCCAGCCCACCATGTCTTGACGTTAGACCACCATGTAGAAGCGTCATTCCTTACGGACGTAGTGAACTGCTGAACGGCTCCAACCTTACCAGACCACCAGCTTTTCACATTGTTCCACCATGTACTTGCCTGATTTGCAACGCTGGTTGTGAACTGCTGGACAGCGCCTACCTTACCGCTCCACCAAGTCTTAACGTTGCTCCACCAAGTAGACGCTTCGTTTTTGACAGAAGTGGTAAACTGCTGCACCGCTCCGACTTTACCGCTCCACCATGTTTTCACATTAGACCACCATGTAGCCGCCTGATTGGTGACAGTAGTGGTAAATTCCTTCACCGCACCGACCTTGCCAGACCACCACGTCTTAGTGTTGTTCCACCAAGTAGTAGCCTGATTAGCCACATTGGTTGTAAAGTTCTGAACAGCTCCAACCTTGCCAGCCCACCATGTCTTGACGTTAGACCACCATGTAGATACATTGTTCGTAACATTGGTAGTGAACTCTTTAACAGCCCCGACTTTGCCAGACCACCAAGACTTGACACTGCTCCACCAGCTTGCAGCGTTGTTCTTCACATTGACAAAGAACTCACCGACATTTTTAGCCAGTGTGCATACACTGTCCCAGCCCTCTTTGATCTTACCGATCAGGTTACTGCCAACTTCCTTCACATCGTCCCACTTCTCACCAAGCAAGGCTTGACCGAACGGATTGATGATGTTATCCCACACCCATGTTCCGATGTTCTTAAAGCCCTTTCCAATGGCTTTCAGTAGGTTGCCTGCGGTTTCCTTCCAGTCAGCGCCCTTAATATCCTCATTCCACCAGTTCTGAATATCCTCTGCAATGCTTCCAAAGAAACCGCCAAGGAACTGAGCGGCAGAACGGATAGCCGTTCCAAGGAACGTGAAGATACTCTTTGCCAGACCGCCCCAGTCAATGTTGGAGATCGTGTCCTTGATCTTCTGCCAGAGAATAGTACCAAGTTCGCCCCAATCATATTTGTTCAGCCAGTCCGTAGCTTCGTTGAACGCTCCAATGAAGAAATCGGAAATGCTCTTTGCAACCAAACCCCAATCCAGTTCGGTAAAGAAACCGATGACCATATCAGGGATTAACGTGAACCACTTGACTACAATGCGCCCAACGTAGGTGAAATCCACCTGCTCAAGCCCACCGTTTATCAGTTCAGCCAAATGCGTACCAATTCCAGTGAAATTGACCGTATCAAGGAAGTAGTATGCCATCTGCACCGCAGCGTTCAGCCAGTAGCCGATTTTACTTCCTACACCTTCCCAGTTCACAGAGTCAATCATTTCATTTACCTTGTCACCAAGGATAGTGCCAAGCCCCTTCCAGTCACAGTCAGCGGCTTCAAACGCTGCTTTCAGTTTGTCAGCAAATTCACTGATACTGTTATCAATGGGAAGTTCCTCAAACATGGAACCGTAGTCCGTACCTGCTCCACCGCCACCGCCGCCAGAGTTGTCCTTCTCCATGATGATATTGAGTTCGTCAATATCAGTAGTAGCGTCACGGATTTCCTTTGCCGCTTTCGCAGCAGACCCGCCAGCGCCAGCCAGAGAGTCACCGTAGGACTTTGCCTGTTTCTTCGCCGCCGTAAACACGGAAGCGCCAGACAGACGTGCGAACAGCATATTGATGTAGTTTAACAAAGTCACGATCTTGTCAATGACAAAATCAATCGCCGGGGCAAGTGCATTGATGATCGGTGCAGCCATAGCGCCCAGACTGTTCTTGAGGTACTGGCTACTTGTAGCCAATCTGTCCATGCTCTGTGCAAAAGTACCGCCCAGTGCATTACTGTATTGATAGAGGTTATTGATACCCTCTTGCAACGCCTTAGTCAACGCACTCAGAAAAGCACGGATAAGACGGTACATGGCAATGCGCTTTAAGCTGCTGAACATTTGCCCAAGACCAGAAGTTGTCTGCTTTACCTTTGCCGCCAGCGCAGAACCCAGCATATTTTTGAGTTTGGACATAGCGGTCTTTGCTTTTGCGGCAGCCGTCTTAACCTTCGTTAAAGCATTGCCCAGCTTGTGCAATGCGCCCGTTCCAAGAGAAAATCCCTTAGAGAACGCACCGCCGATACCACTAAGAATGGATTTCAAAAAGTTGGTTTTTCTTGCCGCCTGATCTATTGCCGCCGTGGTCTGCTGTACGCTACTGGTAGCCTGCTCCACGCCGCTGTCCACAGCGTCCGTAGCAGAATTGCCCGGTGTAGTCATGGTAGGCGCAACGCCCGTAGTGGGAACATTCACTTTAGGAATTTTAACATTGCTCAAATCGCCCATGCCGTGCAGTACGTTACTCACACGTTCCAGCCTGTCAATATCAGCGTCATTCAAACTCTGCAAGGACGTTCCCAATTCGGTAATCCGCTTCGGCAATGCAGCCGGGATAGTGGCTTTTGCACCACTGAGCGTACCCAGTGCCTTACTCAGACTTTCCAGCTTTTCAGAATGAAACCCGGACAGTGCCGTATTCAGCTTTTCAAGCTGCTTCACGGAAGAACCAAGCCCCAAGCCACCCTTGACCGCTTTCTTGATCTTGCCAAGGCTCTCAGCCAAGGTGTCTATATGCTTTACACCCTCGTCAGCCTGTGCTTCGATTTGAAATTCCAAACCTTCAAGTTCAATCGCCATTGTTCACTTTCCCTCCTTCCTTATTTTTCTTAAACCGCTCATTGATCGCCGCCATCATAGCCCGCATAGCTTCCTTGCCGCTCTCCAACCGTTTCTTCTTATGGCGTTCGTCAGCCTGCTTGTTTCCAGTGTGGGTGACAGGTATCGGCTCAGAACGGAACGGGAACGGCTTGTGCTTCTTCATCAACGGATTAAGTACAGGGGAAGCGTCCAGTATGGCTTCATAAACGTAGGCGGCTTGCAGCCACAAATCAGAGTTACGGCGCTCACGGTTTATTTCTTCCGCTTCTCTGTAATACTTCACCATGTCAGCAGCCCCATCCCAGTAATCGTGATAGGACATACCAAGGCTCATATAGTAGCCGCATAATTCCTCAAACTTATCTCCGTAACGAAAAAGTGAGGACGGACGGCTTGTGCCGCCGTCCCCACCTGTTTCAGACGGCAAGTTCGTTACCAGCTTGCCATCCAGTCCACGTTTTTTGCGGTGTCCTCAGGTTCCTCCATGAGAGACATAATCGGCTCATTGTACATCTCAGCCAGCTTTTCAATCAGCTTATCCTTGTTCGGCATATGGGCGTAAATATCATCAATCACGTCCTGCTTCACAAATCTGTGATGTGCCTTGAAAGCACCCGCAAACAGGGCAGGTAGAAGGGTCATAGGACGGTCATCAATCATTCTTGCGACAAACCCTTCATCCTCCATCTGCTTAATCGTGCGTCTGGTATATTCCAGAGTGTAGTCCTTACCATCGTAAGTAAAGATAATCTGCTTTGCCATTGCTCATTTCCTCCAATTCTTGAAATTGTTCCTGTGCTTATTCCTCAGTGATGACGGTGGACGGGGCAATCGTGATAGACATACCACGAACCTCATTCACGCCGCCGCCAGTAACACGAACGGAAAGCTGTCCGTCAAAGCTGAACTTACCTTCCGTACCCGTAGGAGTAACAGTACCGTCATCGTTTTCAGTACCGCCAAACCAAACGGCGTAACCTTCGGTCTTGTTCTTGAGTGCTTTCAGCGCCGTATAACCAGTGTGGTCATAGTTGGTGTTGAAAGTCATAGCTTCGTTGCCCTGAATACCCATGATAAAGGTCTGCATACGATCAGAAAGCGTGGTAGTTTCCAGCATTTCCGGGTCAGTACCAAGATCAGGGAACTCAGTAATGTCAATCAGCTTTTCGTAGGTGGGATTGCTCTCGCTTGCCTTCTTGTGCATAAGGAAGGTCATATACGTACTGGTAGCCATAGTTCATTACCTCCTGTAAAAATATGTTCCATCGGTCATTGCCCTGTATCGGGCAACCAACCGATATATAGTTGCGTCCTCCAAATTCGGAACAGGAGTCAGCGCCTGCCTTTTGAAGTTCATGGAAAACAGTACATCATCTATGATCTTCATAATAGCCTTGCACTCCGTTTTCTTTCCCTCTGCCTTATTGGAGTAAACATTGATTTCAAACATGACCTGTGCCATTTCAGCACTCCCGGTCATTTTCTCCGATATAACGGAATTATCGCTTTGCGTGATACTCACGTGAGGGAACTCAGAAGGAGCTTGTACATATTCCCCGGCAATATTGATACTGGGAAATTTCTCACGTAAGACTCTTGCAATGCGGGTATAAACCTCATTTTCGCAATCAATCATACGTACACCCTCCTTGCGATTTCCTCAAATTTGTCCTGTAATTCTCTTACTGTCAGGTACATACTCATGTTGGCAGGGTTGCCGTAAGTGTGAACTTCCCCGGCGTGTTTTCCTTCTGTGATAACCTCACCATTGCTTCCGGGTTCTCCTGTATACCGCCAGCCCTTTTCAAGCCGTCCCAACTTATACCCATACGCTCCACGAACCATGCCGTTTTCAGCAGCTTCCGGGTGATTGTCCGGGTATCTTACACCTGTGCCAAATTCAATGAACAGAGTCGCACTGCCAATCGCCATGACCGCAACCTTATTTTCGCCCCTATCTTCCATCTGACAGGTAACATCGTTCGTTCCGTCATAGACTGCCTGACCGAACTTCGCAGAAGCAATCTCAACTCCTTCGTCTGCAAGGGCTTTCAGAAATTCTTTCGTCTTATCTACCAGCCACTTCTTATAGTCGTTGAGTTCCTTAATCGCCCGATCAATGCTCTGTTCATTAAGCTGCACTTTGATAACCCGTTTCTTCACGATACCTTCACCTTGCTTACTGCGTAGGATATAGCGTTCAAAGACTTTGCCACACGGCGTACCTTGTAGTCAAACTTCGGTTTCCCACCCTCAAACTCAGGCTCTTTATCAATAAACAGCACCGTGTTTTCATCAATGGGACACGTCATATCATCAGTAATGAGAACTTTGTCATAGGACTCCAAACTGCCAAACATTTCAGCCTGTGCATACCCCGTAGCCGGGGACACGCTGCACATCAGTTTTACGGCTTCTCCGTAGCCTACACCGTACTCACCTGTTTCATAGCCGTCATCATCCATGATCGGTTGCCGATCAGAATACAGGCAGTAATAAACGGGAGTCAGATTTCGTTTCATCAGCTTCATCCGATCACCCCCGCCATCGGGACAATTCTTCGCAGTAGCGTAGGTGGAATATCACCGTCCTCATAGGAACGGGACACGCCGTTTTCGCTATGTGCGGTTTCTCCCTCTGCACCACGCTTGTTCAGCATATAGGCGGCGATTTCAACGTGAGTAGTATGGTAGGGGGCAGGGACTTCCTCTGTCCCCGTACCATACGGATAGGCTTTAGAGATTACCACGCCTTTAGCAAGGGTCAGATAGGTGGACAGCACATCAGCGTCCGTTTCACCTGTCATACTTTTCAGCATGGTCAGTTTTGCTTCGTCAGTCATGTTGTCCACCCTCCTTCCTGCCATTATCAGCCAGTGGTAGTAGTGTCTTTGAAGTCAGCGGCGTTCGCCACATAAACGCTACGGCTGTAAGCGGGCTTCTCAAAGGTGGTAGAAATACCAGTGAACTTGCCGTGATACCATTCGGGACCGTGGTCAAGACCGATCTGACCGAAAAGTTGATACTTCTCACCAGCGCCAGTCTTTGCAAGCTGCTCAAGGAAGAAGTTACCCTTGCCCGGAACAGGCTGATAGACAGGAGCCAGAACATCAAGGTTCAGAAGCAGTGCAGTACCCGCAGGCAGGCACTCACCCAGATACAGGTAAACCACACCAATAGGAGTGACCACACTGGACAGTGCGATACCGTTGATCTCACGTGCGGCAGGAACCACAGTCAGACCATTCTGAACAGCGTCCGCATTGATCTGGAATAGTGTGATAGCGTCACACCACAGACACAGACCGTCAGTAGGAGCGTTCGCACCGTAAATCTTCTTCACCATATCGGCAATATCCCACAGACC